TAGCTAAAAACTTCTCAAAGTAACTACCTTGATCTGTCGTAATGTAGCTACGACTAGCGGCGTGATCATCTGTATCTGTATCGGTAGACATAAAGTCACGTAGCTTGATAGTGACGTTAGACCTTAAAGATATACCTTTAGTTGGTACTATCTCTGTAGGTGCGCTAGACACTGATATAAGGGCAGAGTGTGCGTGCTTTTCAACACCCGTTAATCTATCACCCATCTCTTGACTAAAAATATACTGCCTTTTACCTGAGCTATCCAACCTATATGCCTGTAATGCTTGGCAGGTTTCTCTAGTGTTAAAGCAAGGCTGTCCAGCAGCGTCAGCAGTGCATCCAGACGGAAAAGTGTTGCTACCAAAAGCGTTATCGCAAAAATCTAACGAGAGCCTAACGTACTGCATTGGAACTCTAGGTGATAGCTTGTGTGCGTTTTGATATATATTATTTAGAGTTTCTTCTTCATTGTTATTGGCCGCATTTACAAGTTTAGTCGCGCCTGTTAGTGGCGGGTTATTTCTGTAAGGGTGAACTGCAAGAGCATCTTGGTTGTTGTCTCTACCTGCTTGCATAACATCAGTTAAACCAGCAGCAGAGGTTTCAGAGATTGATAGGTTGTATTTATGCTTTAGATAACCTTGTATAGCCCAGCGGTTATGGCGACTTAGTAAAGCATCAAAAATCAACACTTCGTAAATTGTGCCTGACGTTTCTTCACCTGCGATATTCTTCATCAGGTTAATAACAACGTCATTGTCTAGTTTTATTTGTGAAGCCTCAGCGCCACCATAGTTATTAGCGTTATTTACATCAACGTATTGTATGGAATTATTATACCTGCCATCACCTAGCAACTCAAAAATCGCAGGTGCGCCGTTAGTAACTGTTACAGAGCTTGTTGCAGTTTGTGTCGCGTCATTTACATCCTGAAATGTAAATTTTGGCTCTATTTCATCAGAGTCTTTTTCTTGAACAAAAGTCCAGTCAGATTCGGTATCAGCAGAGTCGCAAGATATTACAACATTAGTAGCAGTAGAGGCTGTGTAAGTTATAGAGGCAACAACATACATATTAAACACTTGCGGAAAGTTATCTATATTCGCACAAGCTAAATGTTCCGTACCGTCAAAGGCCAATCTTTTATTCGCCAAGTCGTAGGTAGGCGCATCAGCAGCAGTATTCTGCTCAAAAACGTATTTGTTTTGGCTTTTGTCAACCCACTGATACAAAGGTTTGTCTTGTACAGGTACGCCATCACCGTCATTAGCATTAGGGTCAGCCCCGTCAAGCCACAACAGTAAGTTATCGTATAAATGATAAGGCGTAAAAAGCTGGCTCATTCAATATACCCAATGGCGTTAATGCTCCAGTTTAATAAAGTAGGCGAGGCGTAGCTAGGCTGCTTTAATGATTTATCTATCGTGCAGTAATAAATCTTATTTCTGTCCGCTTTGATTTGCGCGTCAGTTTCGCCACTGACGCCTTGGGTGTACATTACAAAAAATGGATAACGAGAAAGAAAATACCCTAGATATTCAATCATCGGCCATGCCTTTTGCTCACCGTTTATACGTGTATTGAACGCAGTATCAGTAGTATCTTCTAGGTCATCTTCGCTAAAGTTATTTAATTTTATATTTAACTTTTGCGGAACTTTACGCACATCATTTAATAATGGATTACCCTTATTGTTGCGCTTGATTGTATTCTCGTAAGGAGCAAAGCTAGGCGGCGTAAACGGTGCGGTAACGTCAATGTGCGAAGTAACCCACTGACCAGCAGACATAATTGATATATAGCTTTCCGTAGTCCAACCTATAGTTTCAATTGTTAAATATCTAACTGAAAAATTATTGTCTGTCCACATTGCACCGAACGGCCTATATAAATTGTCGGTAGGTTTATATTCGTGGGTATAAACACTACCATCATCCTCAAAGTCGCCAGTCGTATTATTAGTGTTAGTGCTATATTTTATAGCAACACCCTGATCTCTAGTTAGATTGTGTGCGTAAATGGCAAAGCCGTTCATCCCTAAAGAGCTAGGGAATAAGATTTTAACCCTGACCTGTGTAGAGTTAGCTATCTTAAACGTAGTACCTGCATTCTCATCGATACAATTCTCAAAGCCATGACCAGCAGCAGCAGCCCCAGCTTGATAAGTTATAGTTGTGGCTCCGCTTTTTTTACGCCAGTAACCGTGGTGTAATTCGTTCTCTACTAACATTGCTCCAGACATTATGAACCCACCAATGCGTTAATTTCTAGGCCGTCTTCTGTAGCCTCGTTTATGGCCTCTATGATACGCCTTGCACCGCTAGGGTCAATAGAGCCGTCTACAGTTACGTTTATAGGTTGTGGAGTAATAACTTGATCTTGTGGACTCATCTCTTGTACAGGTGCATTTTGTGCTAATGACCCGCCACCGCCACCGCCACCACCACCACCACCGCCACCACCCATAGCGACACCAGCTACGCCAGTGCCAAACTTTATGGCTGCCGTTGTTACTGCTAAAGCCTTAGATGAAGCTAAACTTGCTCCAGCCATAGCTTGACCTTTAGCAATGACAGCGGTTTGCGTAGCCCCAGTTGGGTCAGGAATCATAGATGCCTGTAAAGCGTGACCTGCAACTATAGATTGGGCCGTTCTAGCGCCTTGTGCCATGATTTCGCCAGCAGCCATTGCAGCATCTATAGCAACGCCCGCCACCGCTGCCGCTTTTGAATCACCTAATAGTTTTTTTGCTAACCCAGCAATTGCTTTAGCCCCGCTCATTTTTACAGACATAAGCGATTTATTTTTATGATTCTCAATAGCTAGAAGTTCACTTGCCTCTTCATTTTGTATTTCTTTTAGCGCTTCTGCTCTTTCAGCTTCTTTTTCAACTATAACTTCTAACTCTTGATCATACTCAGACGCAATTCTTTCAAGTTTAGCCTCTAATAATGCTGCTGCTGTACTAGCTTCAATCTCACCAGCAGCTAACATTCTTTCCACATCTTGCTCGGCTAGTTGATCTTTTAGTTCTTTTTCAAACAAAGCCGCTTCTGTAAGCCTTTCTTGATGCTGTAGTTGAAAGATAGCAGCTTGAGCCATTTCTAACTCAGCAGCTTCTTGATTTTTCGCTAGAATTTCGTCTTTTCTTGCCTGATCATCTGCGGCAGCTTTATCTTTAATTTCCTTTTCTTTAGCAATTTTGTCAAGTAGTGGCTGTAATGGGTTTACTTTCGTAGCGGCAAGGTCATCTTCAAAATCATCATCTTCAAAATCATCAGGCGCTGGAGGTTTCTTGTTTTTTGCAGCATCGGCAGTTGCTTTATCTGCATTTCTTTGCGCTATCTTAGCATCTATAACGTCAAGCTCATCTTGGAATTTTTCAAGTTGCGCTAAGTTATAACCAGTGCTTTCATTTTCTTCGCCAAAAAAATAACCAAAAACACTCATTTTATTTTCTTGCGACTTTATCTTTTTGAGCTGTTTTTCCCTCTCGCCCTCCAAGCCTTTGTCAAAGTCTGCAAAAAAGTCTCCTGTCATCTGAAACATTTCAGCAAACTCATTTGCAATATTTTTTGTACTTGAGGCTGTACCACTAGCTTTTGCAAGCTGTATAGAGGCGTAAGCAATGTTTTCGCCAAGAGTATCTATGGCCGCAGCTACACCACCACCAGTACCAGCGCCTTTCATCTTCTCTTCTATCTTATCAAGAATTAATGCTTGCGCTTCATAAGTTTTATTTGCATCTTTTAAGGCTGCAATCTTTTCTTTTTCTTGCTCTGTAAATAGCACTCCAGCGCGAGTTAAAGCAGATAGGTTATTTATAGGGTCTTCAAGGGCTTTTGCAAGAGTTTTACCTGCACTTGCAGCGGTTTGCCCCATCACTGCCGATAGATCAACAGAAGCAGCGATAGCTCTTTTAAATACATCACCAGATATTGACTGAAAACTAAGAAGTACGCCTTGTAAATCTCTTATTCCACTAGCGCTTGCTAAGGTATCTCTACCTACAGCGATAGCCATTCTATCTAGCTCTATTGCTGTAAAGCCAGCCGTAAAGCCTGTAGCTTTTGTCATCGCCTCAAGTTTAAACATTTGCGTTTCGTAAGCGGCAAAGGCTCCAACAGAGTTTTTTATAATAGTTGCTACGCCAGCAAGAGCAACGCCAGTTGCAATCCCAGCTAGACCAAAATTATTCATACCAGTTGCTAAGAATGATAATCGACCAGACACACCACCGAGCGGGCCAGTCATTACAGCGGCAGCATTAGATGCTCGCTTTAATGATTCTGTCATTTTGTCTGTAGCAGTGGTGGTTTTTTTTGTTTCGTTGCCAGTTTTCTTTAAAGAATCTTTAAGAAGTTTTTCTTTGTTAGTCAGCTTTACAGTTTCGTTGCTTGACTTTTTCTTAGCTGTAGTTCCATCATTGACAGACTTAGCGGCCTTACCTGATTCTTGCGCTAGTTTTTTCAGCTCATCATTAGCTTTCTTTAATTCGGCTGTGTTTGCCTCAAATATCAGTCTTGCGATTGTGTCTGCCATTGTTTAAGCCTTTCCTGATCTAAGCCTAAGATAGCATCTATTTGCCATCTATCTAGGTGTTCGTCATACAATTTAGAATAAGCCAATATATCTTGTAGGCTTATACTCTCCACACCCTTAGAAATTAAACAATAAGCATTCCATGTACCAACTAAATAATCATCAAGGTGAGGCTGATCGTGCAACTCTCTAGGAGCACGACCAGATATTCTCTCAATAGCTTTCCACTGCTCTAACCTTGTGGATTTGCTACCCTTAATTCTACCGTTAGCAAAAAAAATCCATTTGCCAAACGCGATTATTTTTTCGGCTTGGCGCTCGTAAAATTTGCTCTATCTGCCATAAAGGTGTCAATCTGATCTCTTATGTATGGCGCTTTAATATAAAGCTGCTTACATAGATTTTTAGTAAACTTCTCGTCAGTTCCGCGCCAGCTTATAGTAGATGCAACTAAACTATCTACAGTCATTGCCTCGTCATCAAAGTCTTTGTTAGCTCTTAGAGCTTCCATATATGATTTCTGCTGCTTCTTTGCTTGCGCTCGGAATACAGGAGAGTCCACACCCATTACTTTAATGAAAAGACCTGTTTCATTGCCTTGGTCGTCAATAATTTCTATTTCAGAGCCAGCTTCGTGTAACTCAGTTGTATATAGTTCACTAATTTTCATAAATCACCCTTTTGGTTAAGTAAAGCCCCACCCAGTGAGGCTGTTTAAGATTATAACGCTGTATCAATTACCAATGTAGAAGTGCTTGCATCAGCGGCTACCGCTACAAAGTCCATAGCTACAGATAAAAGACCTTCACCACCAACTTCAACAGCACCAGTAGTATAGATGATTTTAGCCATTGTAAAGCTAATACCCGTTGTACTAGAGCCAAAGCTAATAGTTAAAGTGCTTGAAGTGTTGCTGATAAACTTCTCTAGCAATGCTGGAGTAGTAAAGTGAGCCGTTAAAGAGCCGCTTACACGACACTTACCAATACCGCCTTGAATCGGCACAACTTCACCAACAGAGTTAGTTGTTTCAATGCCATTCTCAACAGATAAAGAAAGGTCTGTTAGGATTGCAGCAGCTTCGCTTGAAGTGATTGTAGCGTCAGAAGAATGGAATGGATTGTTAGCTTCAACGTAGTTAGCTCCACCGTCATCTGGGTCTGCGTCATTACCAGCAGTTTCAGTAGTCATTGTTGCGCCAACGATACCAACGCTACACTCGACAAGTCCGTCAGCAGGAATGCTCATTGAGAAGTTATTAAACTCACAACCAGTGTAAACATGCGCGTCATCGCCGCCATTTAGGTCAGCGCCAAAATCTTGTACGATAGTGTATGACTGTCTCTCAGAGCCGATTTGCATAGCTCCACCAGATAATGAGCTATCACCTAAGACACCCTGTAACATACCAATGTATGCTGGCTGGTGTGCTAGATCAAAAGAGATTTCACCTGTAACTGAGTGAGCACCCATGATAACGTCTTGTAGTTCACGGTTGCCTGTAATTACGGCGGATTCGTGGTTGGTTTTAGCCAAACTTAAACTAGCAGACTTGAATGGGATTATTTGATAATCAGTTCCAGCTACTTCTGAGCCATAAGTTGCTTCTTTTTTAAAACCAACTACTACGTTAGTTCCACTTGCAATTGCCATAATTAATTCCTCGCGGGCGTTACCGCATAATAAGATACATCTATATTTCTAACAAAAAATGCACCATCTCTGCGCCCAACGCCAAGTGATACGTTCAAAATCCTAACGACCGTGCCGTTAGAAGTTATTTTCATGCCTCTGGTAAAGTAGTTAGCGATACTGTCTACACGATCAGTAAATCCGCCAACACCAGTTTTGCTGTAGTAATCAATCTGGAAAAGCCCATCGTGTCGCTCTGTTCCAGATGTACCAAGACTAGCCGTAGCTGTATTTGCTGGTAGTAACGTACCTACAACCCATTCAGCATTTAAGTTAGTCTTTAAAACTTCAGATAAATCGAAGTCTGTATTTTCATATATTTTATGTGTAATGCTTAAATTTGTACACATTGTATTAAACAGAGATTCAAATCCTATACGTATATTTCTAAACGGCTTACTAAGATCGGCTGCTACAGCATCTGTAATCGAACCTGCGTCAATATTGTAAATGTCGCCAGTAGAAGACTCGGTTATTAAGTTGTAATCGACACTCATTCAAATTTCCTTACAGCTTGCTTCATACTAATCCGCATCATTCCAGCAGGTGCTCTCGCATACCCACCTAGCTCTATCTTTTCAGCGTAGTGCAGCGAGTTAGTAAAGAAAATAGGCTCACCCATTGTAGACTCTGCAATCTTACTCGTTACATCGTATGCGCTATTTAAACTATCACCACCAGAAGCATCTTCACTTCTGCCATTAATAGCAATAATTGGTGAGCCAAAACTTGCATACCAACTATTTTTTAACTTACCTGTATCTACGGAAGTTCTATCAACCGTATTTACCATCACGTCCTGAACAACTTGCTTCACAACCTTGTGAGCATCTTTGAGCGCAATCTTTGTATAAGCCTTAACTTCTGAGTCGAAGCTCATAATAAATCACCGTTTGAGCTGGTTGTATTGGTGTAATCTCAATAACTCTATAACTTTCAGAATTTATAAAAACCGTATCACCAATCTTAGGCGGTGTTGCGGAGTACGCAACGGCAGGAAAGTCTTTAAAGGCTAAAGAGCTATCAACTTCCTCATTCTTTATCTGAGCAAATAAAACTACGTTCGCCATATATATTGTCTGACTACTAGAGCTAACACCTTGTGTCGGATCATAGGTGACATTACCATTTCTGGTAAAGGTCACGGATTGACCGAAATCGGCAATCATTTTCGTAGCTGTTAACGCTAGTGGCGTATAATCAAAGGCCATTATGCCCTCACAACCCTCATTGGGTTTCTAATTAGCTTTCTAAGCGCCTGAGAAGCCGCTGGTAGCAAAGTACGATCTGCGCTAGAGGATTTATACTCTACCTCTATCTCGCCTATCTTCTCTTTTACAGTCTCTCTGGAGATGGGGTCATTTATACCGAACCCTTGCTCGAAACCGTATGCCAATTCGTAAATGGCATTTAATACCTCTTTAGGTATCTCGTCTACACTCTTTCCGTAGCCATCAATAACAATGTTACTTCTAGGCCACTGTAAAGATTGTACATCACTGGCTTTTACGCCAACGAAAGGTAATTCTTCAAAATAATCCATAGCCCGTAAAATGTAAGCCTCTGCCTGAGCATCACTTATATCTGTACGTGCTGGGTATCTTGCGTTCAGGTAAGAATCGTAATTGACAACAGTTACGTAACTATTGGCAGTTGTTGATTGCTGTCCTGTTTCTACTGTTAAAGCCATGTTCGCACCTTAAAAAAATGGCCGACCCTCAAAAGTAAAAGGGAGGGAAACTCAAGAGAGCCGACCAAAACTTACTAACTACTAGCCAATTAATGCAGCGATGAAGTCAGGTTTCCACGCTTTAGTTCCCCAAGACGCAGCAACTTCGATCATCGACTTTTTATAGCCTTTGTAGATACGGATTTCAAATACTAGACCTGAATGTGGGTCTTGTACAAGTACCGCATCGTCAGCAGCATCGCCGACAGAAGGAATTGCTGGAGCACGCATTGCAAGCTCGATAGCAGAACGAGCGAATACGAAGTTAGGATTGTAAAGAGCACGCTCAACAGTTACAGCAGTATCGTTAGATGTAGCATTGCGTAAACCTTTATCACCACGGAGCACGATAGTACCACCAGCAGCTTCGTTTGCAGTACCAGTACCAGAAGCAACATAACCAGTTGAATCGCCAGCAAGCGAAAGCAAATCGCCTGAGTCAATTGAACCAGTGCCGTCAGCAGTGTTTGCGTCAACAGTAAGAGTTGTTGAGCCAGCAGCGACTAAACCGTTGTTGATTGCTAGTGCAGCGTCAGTACCAACAGAATCATAAGATGAAATCTGCGAAGACTCACGAACATCAATACCGTACATAGGCATTAAAACGCCTTGAGTACGTAAGCTGTCGTTTCCAGCAGCATTAACATTTACGATGTTGTTACTAGCGCGGAATTTTGCACCAGCTACAGTGTTAAATACACCTTGTAGATCGCCATTTGCAGCGCCGTTATCAACTAATTGTTGACGTACAGCAGCAAGGTCTTCTAAACCAGAAGTAGATGCACTAAAGCCGAATGGAGTAGTACCAGCAGTACCAGCGAAACGAGAAAAGTTACCTTGTGCAGTTACAGCAAGATCAGCTTCCATTTCGTTAGTCAAAGTACGCATTGCTTGTGCAATTAAATCACCGTAAACAGTGTCGTAAGTACCAGCGTTACGAAGTTGCAATTCTTGTTCACCAGACATCGGGATTTGAACAGCTTTCGATTTTCCGATTTGAAAAGTGCTATTACCGATAGTTTGGTCTTCGCCCTCTGGAATAGCCATTGCTCCGCCAGCAATATCTTGTGCAGCAGAAGAGCTAGGTGTTACAGCAGCTTTGATTGTATCGCCTACAGCAGCGCGAGAGCTATCAGCGTTCATGGTTACAGCAGGAATAAAGCCAACAGCTTCACGGCCTACAACGTCAGCAGCAACATAAATGTCAGTTGCTAAACTATCTAATGTTAAGTTACCCATTTTGGTTCTCCAAAAAAATAATTATATGATTTTGCCGCCAGACTTGACGAATTTCATGCGCTTAGTGGCATCCATTGCATCAAATTCTGATCGACTTACTTGTTTGGTATCACCAGCCCCGCTGTTTCCACCCGTTGCGCCACCCCCAGCAGCTTGTGACCCGTCAACCAAAAACGGGTATTCCGCCTTGATGGATTGCGTCAATTCTTGCACAGTGCTAACCGTTAAGTTCCCATTACCGTCCAACACCCTAATCTCGCCATCTACAAGAGATAATCGAGATGAAATCTGTTCAGTTAGCAATTTAGCTCGCGCAGTATCTTTTGTTAATGAAGATGCCACTTGTCCCGCTTGGCTTGCTACCTGTTGCTTCTGTAAATTAGCCTTTAAAGTCGCTAACTCTTCAGAAGCCTTTTGCCGTTCCGACTCAGAGCTGTTGTATAACTGCTCAAAATCGTTAGCCTTACGCAGCTTGTCAGCCGTTTCAGCCTTAGCCAGTTCTTCAGCTTCGCTTGCCTTTTGCTGTACCGTTTTCTTTTCGGTAAGCAGTTCGTCAATCTTACGCTTTAGACCTGATACATCTTCTTTTGGCACGCCCTCAACATTCAAAGTGTAGCCATCTTCGCCCTGCGAATATAAACCTTGCTGTGAATCGTCTAACGTTCCAAATTCTTCTGCACTTACACTGTATTTAATACTCATTCTTATAACCCCTAGTTATAAAATATAGGCTACCCTGTAGCCCTTTAGTTATATACCATCTTGCTCATTTATTGTCAAAGAATTGACACTTTCTTCTTCAATTTCTTCTTCAACCTCTTCTTCAGGCTCTACTTCCGCCTGAATCCTTGACATTTCAGCCTCTAATTCAGCGTCAATGTCTTCGTTAGTGCGACCATCTTTGATCACACCTTGTTCTCTTGCCAGCTCTTGCATATCTGACTTAGCAATCAGATTGCTTTCATTTAATTGCATTGCAGCCATAAGCATTTGTGGGTCAGCAACTTCATCAAAGAACTTAGTGTTTAAGACGAATGTAGACTCTTGTGTTGCGCCCATAAACATACCGCACCATTCGATACAGGCTTTAATACCCTCTGTTACGTTGTCGGCGATAGTAGTTAGGATAGATGTCTCACCCGCTTGCTCGATAAGGCTTTGAGTCGCAGTCTTTGCAGCGCCCACTTCCATCATTCGAGCGCCAAGTTTACGCATTTGCTCTTCTTTTCTGACCATTAAGCGATCAGCTAGTTGGTTTTCTGACGCTTGCACAACAGAGAAGCCACCAGAGTCACCTAAAAAGTGACCAGCCATTGACCCAACAGTAATTCCGTTAGGGTTAGCTTCTGTAAACTGGGTTAAAGACATAGAAGATGACACACCAAGGGTTAACTGACCGTGAACAAAGCAGTTTTCTTCTAAATCGGCAGAATTGCGGTAGTGAGCAATGTTAATGTGAGCTACATCAGCTAATGGAGGTACATCTACAGTAGGGTCATTGTTTTCAGAGCCGATAATAAACAAAGGAATGAAATCAAAGAACTCGCCGTTAGCTTTCTTGGGTATATACTCTGCGGTTATAGGTTCGTTATCTTGATATAACTGTTGGGTATAAACGCCATCTCTCAAACGTAGAACTCGGTACTGCTTTTTGATTTCGTAAGAGAACTCGTCATCATTGTTGTCGTATTCTTCGCAAAGCACTGCTAAAGCGAGTAATTTCTGACCATTTACCACTTCTACGCGCCAATTAACAAAGTTTTCGGCTGTATAGCGGTTAATCGTGGCCTTTGGGGATAACCTGTTAACATCTTCTAGGCTTAATCCCTCTGCAACTTCAGGGTAGTCAACTAGAAGTGCGTGTCGGCCTTTAGATATAACCTCACCAGTTACATCCTTAGCCAAACTAACTAAAGATTCGCCAGCACCGTCAGCATTAGATTCTAAATACTCAGTTTCGCTAGGTAATACAACTTCAGGGTGGTTTCTAAAGATCGCACCAGTCAATCCGTCTCTAGTCTTGCCAGTGAAGTTGACAAAGACGGCGCGAGATAGGTAATTGACATATCTTGTGTCTACCTCGGAAACACCCTCCATAGATGGCAGGTATTTAGTTCGCTTTTTCTTAATAGCACGTTGGCCGTCACAGCAATCTTGCACCATGCGCCATTCGTCTAAGTAAGTTGAGTATTCTGGGTTTTGTTGTTCTACGCTCATAATTAAATCGCAAATTTAAACGGCACTGCCGCTATTGGTTTGATAATTGGCAGTTCGTGGGCAATAGGATAGGTCGCAGCGTCTATTAAATGATCTAAACCAGAGGTTTTGTCGGGTACGCCGTTATTATCGTAGGTTAATTGCTCTAAACTACTGGAAAGTTCAGGACATTCATCGGAATTTATCAATACTTGGCTTGATTCAAAGGCGGCATTAGCGGCCATGACTCGATCTTTGATAA